AATATCCATTTTCGTCAAAGCTGTTTAAATGTTGGCTGGCTTTTAAAGCAGTGTTTAATCTGGAAAAAGCAAACAATGGTGATTGGTCGTCAAGATTACCATTGGCAACATGAATCATGTTTGTACGGCTGGAAAGCTGGAGCAGCTCATTTATGGAACTCTGATCGAAAGCAAACAACAATATTAGAGTATGATAAACCAAATAGAAATGGACAACATCCGACAATGAAGCCGGTGCAGCTTATTTCTTATCAAATACAGAACAGCACAAAAAAAGATCAGAATATTCTTGATTCCTTTGGTGGCTCTGGATCTACTCTCATAGCTTGCGAACAGACAAACCGAAAATGCTTTATGATGGAACTCGATCCGAAATATTGCGATGTCATCATTAGGCGCTGGCAGCAGCTGACCGGAAAAGAAGCCATCAAAGAAGACGGTATCAAGTTCAACGAAATCGCTGATATTCCTTGGTAGTCGATATGCCAAAGATCAAACGAAAACAAGGAAGACCGACAGCGCTGACCGAAGAAGTGCAGCGTAAAGTTTGCGAGGCTGTTCTATTAGGTTGCACTTATGACATTGCCGCCAGTTATGCCGGTATTTCGCAGCGAAGCCTTTTTCAGTGGCTTGCTCGTGGGCGTGATGGTCAAGGCGAGCTATACGAAGCCTTTTATTCAGAGGTGAAACACGCCGAAGCGATGAATGCAGTTCGGAATCTTGCAAGCATCGCACAGTCGGCCAAAGATGGAAATTGGACAGCTGCAGCTTGGATGCTTGAACGGCGTCATGGATACATCAAAGAAGGCGATCGGCCGACAATCGAATTAACCGTCGACATCCAGAACGCAGAGGTCACCACGCTGATCGAACAGGTCAGAGAACACGCATTGCAAGAGGTCATCACCGGCCCAGTTATCGATCTGGATGAAGAATGAAACGAGAAGAAAAGCTGTGGAGTTGGCACGAGCGCAGCCGGCCGAAAACTTTCAATGTCGCTCTGGAACGGTTGATGCTGAAATCAGGATTCACGCTCACAGAACGAGCGCTGGCAATCGCCGCCGGTGTTTCACGCGCTTCGGTGGCTGAATGGCTTGATGGTCGGTCTATTCCAAGTGACGCGGAGCTTTTCGCGGTCGCTGGTGCGTTTTGTTTGAATCGTTTCAGTCGGGTTCATTGCACCCAGCGCGATCGAATCTATTTCGAGCTTCAAGCTATCGCAAATTACGAACGCCGAGTCATCGAAGCGCAAAAAGATGAAGAATGATCTGGTCGCCGCTGTCAATACGCTAGGCCGGATTCAGAAGCAATTTCCGCTTGCGCTGTCTCGGTTATGGCGGCCTTATTGCCATCGATTCGACGGCAAAGGATCGCAATCAGAGCGCCCGCGCGGCTGCGGTCAACCGATGAAGCGCCTTAACGCTGGAATCTGGCGCTGTGAGGCGTGCAACATCACCGAAAGCCGGTCTTCACAGATCGAGATTCCGCTGTCTTTTCCGAAGCTCGCTTATCTGGTCGCCGGTGGAAATCGGGCGGGCAAAACGGAAATCGGAGCGCAGCTAGCTGTCGCATTTGCAGCTGGGCGATCTGAGTGGTGGGTCGAACAGTGGGCCAAGCTGAACGGGATTCCGCTGGACTTGCTACCACCGCAGCCTTCAACGGTAATTTCATCGGGTCTTAGCTACGCCGACAGCGCTGAATATATCCGGCCAAAGATCGTCAAATACTTGCCTGTCGGCACGAGCTTTCGAAACTGGAAAGGCGCTGGCCGAGCGGTCGCGACTTTGCCGAACGGCGGTCGGATCATTGCGATGTCGGCTGACAGCGGGCGAGAGAAATATCAAGGAATGGGAGGTCGTGGTCTTCGTGCGATTTCGCTGGCTTGGCTTGACGAAGAACACCCAAAAGACATATTTGAGGAGCTTATGTTGCGCTGTGCCGATACGCCTTATGGTGGGCGGCTTCTGTTGACGATGACGCCTTTGAAGGGAATGACATGGGTTCATGATACCTTCATCGAAAATCAGATCGATGGCTTTGATTATGTTCAGATCAGCGGGCTTGATAATCCGTTCGTTTCATCGGTCAAGCTGCGCCAAGCTACGAAACACCTATCAGAAGCCAGCCAGCAAAGCCGCTTATTCGGTGCGTTCACCCTTCAGACCGGTCTTGTTTATTCCGAGTTCAGGCGTGATGTGCATGTCATCGAACCGCGCGAGCTTCCAGAAGATTGGCCGCGTTATCGTGGAATCGACTTCGGAACACGAAATCCATTTGCGTGTATTTGGGTGGCTCACGACTTGAAGAATGATGTTCTTCATGTCTATCGTGAGTATTACAAGACCGAAGTCACCACGCAAGAGAACGGAAACATGGTCTATGCACTCTCAAAGAAAGATCCGCGCGTGGCGTGGACAAGTGCCGACCCCGAAAGCAAAGACGGCCGCTTGACGCTGGCGAGATATTGCGACATTCCAACCAAGCCTGCGCCTAAACACCTCGGCGTCATTGAAGGAATTCAGCATGTCAAGAAATATCTAACCATCGATGTCGAAGGTTATCCGGCGATGTATATCCATAGCTGCTGTCGCCAGCTGATCAAAGAAATGCGAGCTTATCGCTGGAAAGCAGATCAAAAACAAGATCAACCAGTCAAACAGAACGATCACGGGCTTGATGCACTGAGATATATTTGTATGACTTTAAGCCGGATACAAGGAAGATAATTAAAAAGATTACTTTTTTTATTCTTTTTATTTGCTTTTTAAATGTAATACATTATAATGTATACATAGCAAGTCGCTATAAACAAACAAGAGAGAACAAAATGACAAAGCAAGAAAAAATCCAGTTCATCCAAGAATGCCTTCTAATCATTTACAATGACATTTATCCAAGCCATTACTCACTAGGTCATGGAGGGGTAAATCGCAATGGTATGCGAGTTCTAACCAAAGATTTAGAAGAAGCTCTCGAACTTATCGAAATGTGGAACTTTGAATGTACATACAAGTGGAACCCTTACTATCCAGCTTATACTGATATAACAATCTGCCTATCGAAGAAAGAAGAAGAACAACCACTTTGGCAATAAAGAACAAAATAATCTTTGAATAGCCCGCTTCGGTGGGCTATTCTTTTTTAACAAGGAAAATCAAATGCATGAATTAAGAATACCGAGCTATCAAATTCATCTTGGAAATAATCTCGATATATTGAAATCGATTCCTGATGAATCTATTGATTCGATAGTGACAGATCCACCTTATGAAATCGCTTTTATGGGTAAGGGCTGGGATAATACCGGCGCAGCTTATAACCAAGAGCTTTGGGCTGAATGTCTTCGTGTTTTAAAGGCTGGAGGTCACTTGATAGCATTCGGAGCGACCAGAACAATCCACCGAACGACATGCGCAATTGAAGATGCCGGATTTGAAATTAGAGACATGATCAGCTGGCTTTATTTCTCTGGCTTTCCAAAATCTTTAAACATAGCTAAAGCCATCGATTCAACACTGTTAAACGGTGGTTCTCATAGCACAAAGCTGCGAAAGACCGAGCTTGAATATGGCACAAATTCTTATCAGCACAAGGGAAGAAATAACGGAATTCTTGGCGATGTCGTTGAATATGAACGCAAAGAGATTGAAACACAAACTGAAGAAGCCAAAGAATTCGAGGGCTGGGGAACCGCTTTAAAACCAGCACAAGAACCCGCAATTTTAGCACGAAAGCCTTTAGCCGAATCGAGTATAGCCCGACAGGTTTTGAAGACGAAAACGGGCGGTTTGAATATAGATGCGTGTCGATTTGGATATGGTGATGAATGTTGGGTAGGGCCTGATGAAAAAATCAGAGATCCAAGAAGAAAAGATGGTTCTCTGTCAACAGGTACTGGGATTAGTGTTCAATTACCTGAAATGACCTATTGTAATTCTTTTGCACATCATCTTGGAAGATGGCCAGCAAATATCTATCAATGCGCCAAGCCAAGCCGAGCCGAGCGTGACGCCGGTCTTGAACATCTAGCTGACAAGATAAAGAGAAGTAACATGAATTCACACAATGGAACTGGCGAACGCTTGGATGGAAATAAAACGCCAGAAGTAAAAAACTTTCATCCGACTGTCAAGCCGCTTAAACTCATGAGATGGTTATGTCGTCTTGTCACGCCGAAAGGTGGAACTGTTCTCGACCCCTTTGCCGGATCTGGAACGACATTAGCAGCAGCTGTTCTCGAAGGATTTGATTCGATCGGCTGCGAGCTTACCGAAGATTATATCCCAATTATCGAAGGTCGTTGTTCTTGGGCCATCGAAGAATATAAACGAGAGAACGCACAATTATCTTTTTTTGACTGGCTAGGTGAAGCATGAATTTAACAGGCGAACGGATAACACTTAATATTGAAACAAAACCGATGTCATGCCCACGACCGCGCGTTGCTGGCGGCCGAGCTTATATGCCGATGAATTATGTTCAGTGGAAAAGCGGAGCGGTGACCCAGATCCGAAATCAAATCGCAGCTTTAAACATTGAAGATGTCGTATTTGTTGACATCACCTTTATTTATCAGCGACCTCAAAGCTTGATGCGCAAATCAGACCCGACCGATCGAATCTTTAAAGGCACGAAGCCAGATCTGGATAACATCACGAAATCCGTTCTCGATGCCTTGCAAGATGCGAAGGTTTTAAAAGATGATGCTCAGG